CAACAATTGGATTGGTTGGTTCATCATTACTATTAAAATTCTCTAATAGTTTAATAAAATTTTCAGCAATTAATTCGCCGTAACCGAGATAGTTTTTTCCTAAAAGGTTCAAACCGTACGTTGTATCGATTTCCCCCTCTTGAATATTTAGGAGAATTGTTCCATCCGTTTTGTTTACTTCATATGCCATAGTTTATAATTCCTTACCTATTATTTAGTGTAATTACGCTCTTATTCTGAGCGTATAAATTATCTGAATCCGTTGTTCTGCGGTTTTCGTAACCGGATGGAACCTATAATGCGTTAATAATCTTCCGCTATTACGTCCAGAAAATCCTTTGCTTTTTAAGCTAATTTCATCAAAAATCATTACGCCGTTACTTGCTTGTCCAGCATCATATGATGCATCTGTAAGATTTGTTACAAATCCTCCAGTTGCTTCAGCTCCATCAGGATCCGCATAATCAAGAGTTGCTGTAATGATTAGATCAGTAAATTGTGACCCTTTGATATGTGATGTTTCAACTTTATTACCAGCTGGTAACGAATTACTAAAATCTAAAGCATCAACTAATCTGTAATATAATGGATGATATAATTTTGCACTTTCACCTAATATATTTGCTGGCTTGTATGTAATAATGCTTGAATTAATAGTAGAAGCTCCGTCACCAAAGTGCATTTCACTGACAATGCTATTTCCACTACCCATTACTTCTGCAATAGTTTGACTCATATTCTCTTTATGAATAGCGTTTTTTCCTTGACGTATTACTTGGTTTGTATCAAGATCTACAATCTGTACAAAGCCTTCTACGCCTACGTTAATGTCTTGTATATGTGTCATTCTAATATTTAGCCTTTTTGTTATAACCCGTTTTATCCTAGTAACTAACTGTTTCCCCGTCTGGATCAATTTCTATTAATGCAATTGGTTCATTTGGATTTACAAAATCCATACCAAAACCATCTTCTGTTGTAATTGTATTTCCATCCTCGTCTGTTAGCGTTTGTAAATCTGTCAAGTATCTCATAGTTACTGACTCGTCTATTGCAACATCAACTGTGTTTATATTAGATAGTTGATTATTAAAGTTAATAACTTTACTATGGAAAGGTTTTACTTCATTAATATATTTTTGTACTTGTTGTACAAGTTTATCATAAAATACTGAAACGGTATTTAAATCATCACTTGCTGTTTTTGATACATCTAAGTAAGTTGTTTTAATTGCCCAGTTTGCTTGAGGTATTTGTCTTAGTGCCTCTTTAACCATATCAAAGTATAGCAAGTTAAAAAATCCAACGTCTTCACTAGTAAATAGATCTTCTCTAAGTGCGGTTATTAAACTTTCTAATATTTCACTGCCATCTTCGTCCCAGGCATACTTATCCCATCTAGCAGTATCCCATGCATCACCTAATGAACCATCCCACACTGTATCTAAGAATTGTATTGTTCCGTTACGTTGGAACGCTAATTCAATGTCTAATCCAGTTTTATTAAACGAACGTTCTAGTTCTCCATTGCTATCTAGTAATCCAAATATTGTAATATCATCAGTTAATGATGTTATCTCAGCTAAGTCGTTAACAAATACTTGTTCAGACCCTGCAACATATGTAGATGCTAGATAATCTACATATTCCCAATAAGGAGTTAAATCTTTAATATATGGTCCAAATATTGGTTGGTATGTAATTAGATGTTTGTCATATTCTGTTTTATTAATAGCGTTTACTTGTAACAAATATTTGTTTGCAGAGTATACAAAGTTACGTCTTGATTCTCTGATATCGCTATACCATGTTTGTGGTTGTGGAATATAAGCATTTCCGTATCTGCGTAATGGATGTAGCTTAACATCAGGCACTCGTCTTCTGGCAGGAATTACTGCTAAGTATTCTCCATTTAGTCCGCCATTTTGTTGCAATGCCGTTGCACTACTAATAATAATAGTTTGATCTGTTACTAGATCATCTATGAAAGAATTACTTGAAGTATATCCAGTTTCTTTTGTTACTAGTACAGGTCTATGCATTTTTTGTTTAAGTTCAAATAAGCCATCAGTTGATGTTGCTAATATATTTCCATTAACATCAACTAAATCTCCATTTCCGTCTATTGTATAATTAGGTCTAAGTATTGATTCAACTTCTTCTCTGATATCATTTAAGAAATTAATAATAGGAATATCTCTGCTATTATACTGGCTTGTAATAGCCAAGGAAGAATAATCAAAGTTTATAATATAATCACCTTCAGCATAAACTGTATTAGGTGCCCAGGTTTTTAACGCATGTGTTTTTCTATAGTTGTCTCTTCCAGCTATACCTGTTTTAAGTCTACGAAATAAGTATTCAGGAATAACACTTCCCGATTTACCTTCACTTACTAATATGCTATTAACATGTTGTTGTAAACTATCTTCTCTTTCAACAATTCTTAAAATTACACTGCCTCTAGTTGATAAGAAACTATCAATGTTAGACACTACTAATGCATTATTTGCAATAGGACTTGCCCACGAAACTCCTGCTACGTCAGGATTGTCTAATATTGTCTGGATTGATTTTGCAGAATGTGTTCTAGTTTCTGTTGAAGGAATATCAGTTACATTCTTTTCCCAGAAGTAATACGTTGTTATTAATGCTCCGTTTTCATTATACTCATCAGTTTCTGTAAATCTAATTACACCATCACCATCTGAGAAGTCTAATCTAGCATTTGGATTGCTATCTATTGTAGGTTCTTCAATTGATGACACCCATTCAAACACTTCTACTTCGCTATCACTAAATTGCTCGCCCCAATAATTTGCTCTATACTCTACATCGTCTCTCTGTTCGTATTCAGCATAACGCAGTTTATTAGTATCCCACCATAGTTTTCCAATTTTTGAACTTTCCCAGAAAGTTGTAGCATCTAGTTCAAGAGTACCAAATTCGTTAATATTATATACTGCTGGATCTGCACCTTGCCTGTAATCAATGTATTGTGCTACTTCATCAATAGTAAATCCTTTATAAGGATCAAATAATTCAATGTTTGTAAGTTGGTGTCCAGTAGTTCCGTCAAGTAATGTCATGCTATCAATCTTACTAGTGTCAACCATGTCTCCTTGTAATGTAGTGGCTTCTTCATTAAGGATCCAGCCAGCTCCATCAAATTCGTATACAGTATATTCACCTTGTGCAGTACTATCTGGTTCTAAATAAAACTTAGTACCAATAGCAATGCTATTAAAGTTTACTGGTAAGTCTTGTTGAGTTTTACCTTTAGTAGTTAACATAGTAATAGCAACTAGGTTGTTAAGTTGAGTTGACACCTTAACCGGAATTAGTATATTATATGAATCAATTACCTTTGTAACTTTATGGAAAGTTCTAATAGGTTCTTCGGTAGTTCCGAGTATTAACACTATATCATCAACTGATAATTGATGTGCATTAGGAAACGTAACTTTACTTTCTTCTAACGCTGGATCAATATTTGCACAAATTTCAGTAATTGCAACCGGAGTATTACCTTTAATAATATTCCAACTAACTTCAGTTTCGCCTGTCTCGCTTACTGTAAAGTCTGTAAAGTTATAATCACTTAGCCAAACGGAAGGAGGATTTGATATTGCATCTTCAGTAACAGTAGTCCATTGTGTTGGATCAAATGCAGTGTTAACTCCACCTGGTACATTTTCTATTGCTTGATATAGTAATCCATTATTCCATACTCTGTTACCTTCAATGTATAATCCAAACTTACTAAAAGATTGTATTTCTGCTAAACGAGTAAATTTTTCGCTATCTAATGTAGTTATGTTTATACCGTTTAATTCATTAAGGCTTCTGCATTGGTAATCATTCTCAAGTAAATTTCCAACTCCAGCACTTGGCAACCATTTATTCTTTGCTACATACTTTGCTGATAAACGTGATCGAGGTATTGTTTTAAAATTAATATCGTTTTCTCTTGTTACCCATCTATTATCTGTTTTAAGAATATCAATAATATTATCACTTCTTAAATCAACATCAAAGCGTCCTTCTTTAAAACGTATAATTTGCCTTGAACTAGTCATATCATCTGATCTAATTTCAATTTCCCAAACTTTTCTATTTCCTAGTTTGCCAAATTCTCCGTCTGTAAACATCCATTGTTCGTTAATTTCTAGATTTTGAATACTGCCAGGAATGTCAATAGCTGAATTTCTAAATAATGCATTTATTGCTAAGTTAGTACCTGATGCACTTGCTAATCCTTGTTTAAATGCAAAATCTACTGAGTCGTCGCTAATAAATTCGTTAATAATTGAACCTGTATTGCCTGGTATAATATCACTATTGCTAATATTATTTAGGAATGGATTAAACTGGCTTTTCTCTGGATTTCTTGCTTGTAGAACATCATCAGTTAAACTTTCAAATCCTGGAAGCATTCCTTCTTTTGTTACGATTACTCCTTGTGCAAACGGCCGGCCGTCCCACCCTCTAGTTCTTCTAGCAATCATCTTAAGAGAAGGTATTCTATTTTGGAATTGGTTATTATTAATTACATCTCCGAATCTAGTAGAGTTATTAAAGAAGAATATATGATCATAATTTCTTAGTGAGAAGTCAATAAATGTAACTTGTTTGTCTGCTGTGACCTCAACTAAATCTGTGTGTTTTTCATAATTCCTAGAAATTAATAAATCATTAGGTTGAGCTTCTGCTCCGTCTGCAAAAAATATTTTACCTCGCTCTGTTAAATTACTATTAAGTCTATCTAAGTGTCCTAGCTCATGTTCAAAAGTAAATCCGCTATTACCTATTGGACCGCCTAACCAAAATGTGTCAGTTCCCCAGTTCTCTGAAATCCAAGTCATTGCATCTAATGCTACTTGTTCCCAGTTACCAATAGTTCCTCTTGCGTTTGTTGTTTCAAACACTAATCCATTACGTTGTTGTAACTCTTGCATTCCTGTAAAGAATTCGTATAACTCTTGCTTAGTTTCAAATTTAGTTCCGTATGGAATCGTTACAGTTGCAGTATTATATTGTTTAAACAATATAAACGTATCAGTATCTGTTGTTACTTTAGATTGATAAGTTCCGCTAGTGCTTCCTGTTTTTCCTTCTTTAATTGGTGTTACTACATTAAAGTATCTGTATTCTGGATCAAATCCATAAACTCTAAATCCAGAATCTTCTCGTTCAAGTCTAACGGCACTATAACGCAAACTATTAACTGCAATCCCATTATCTAATGATAAGTTAAAATCTTCTTCTGGTACATATGTTCCATCAGCAATTTTAGTTTGAGGCATTTTAAACCTAGCTTCTTGATTACTAAATCCTCCCATACCAAACATTAACACAACACCTAAATTTTCTAATTCAGTAATTACTTGTGATCCTGGAAAATTTAATTCTGTACTGTTTTCATAAAGCATTGCTCCAATGCCAATAGTTGGTCGCAATTGGATCCAAGGAACATCTGGATAGATACTATATGTTCCTAGAGCTTCAGTTGAATTGTTTTTATTAACATTAATATAAGGATTAATGCCTTTTTCAATAAACTCATTTACAGTATCTGGATTTCCAATTCTATCAAAGATTTGATGGAATGCTCCTGCAGAACTTCTTGCCCATAAATCTTCCCATACTCCGTAGCTACCAATTTCCCAAGGTGCACCTGCGGCGTCAGTTGTTGGTGTTAATCCAATCCATTCCTGTGGATGCATTAATAGGCTATCTGATGTTACAGGAAACCCATCTGCATAAATTCGTTTAACTCTGTAATTATATTTTACTGGTGTTCCTGGTTCGCTTATTAATCCAGATGTTAATGCATTTTCTAATGCATTACGCTTTGTGGTATTGCCCCATGAATAATAGGTATCCCACCAATCTGGTTTATTAATAAAACCTAATACTTCCCAAGGCCTACTATCTATTTGATAAGTTCCAAATAATTGAATGTACATTCCTCTCCAGCTCTTTCCGCTGTAGTTCCATGTCCAAGGATCAGTTGCATCAAAATCTTGTGAACGATCTCTAAAATCAATATTGTTAGAAGCAAACCATCTAACTTCTGCTAATGAACGTAACGGACTTGCTTCTGGATTTAAGTACAAACTAAACGCATCTTTATTGCTTTGTGGTAATTCTGCACAACTAGCATAAATTCTTTTTTCTAATTCTAAGATTAAGTAATCTCTAGGATCAGGATTTGAATAAATGTTATCTTGGTGTGCCATTACTTTACTTCCATCGTGCCTTTGAATTAAGAAACGATCATACATTCCCCAACGCTCTCTAATAAGCCCTGGTTTAGTAAGTGGACTTAATCCAAGTTTTGTCGGACTTGCTGGCATTCCACTTAATAACGGAGTTGATATTCCTCTATAATAAATGGTAACAATTTTCCCAGTTGCAATAGCCTCATCAAATATAACGCTATTAGTATCAACATTAATAGTATAATTGTCAATTTGTATAATATTATCTACATAAACATACACATGATCTGGATCATATTCTCCTAAATCTATAGCAGTAGCACTACCAATGTTAATTGGGAAAGTAGCTACTGCTTCGTCAGTTGAGTAAGTTACTGTTAGCATATTAGTTGTAGAAAATACCATTCCACTTTCTGCATCAGTTGTGTTTATATTAACTTCGTCGTTTAATTTATCTAATATTTTATTTAAAATATCTCTTGAATTAGTAGTTGTAACCTCGTATGTATTATTGTACTCTTCAATTAGTTTTATAAAACGTCTATGCCATCTCCAAGAGCTCATACTTCTATTAATAACTGCTTCATTTAAATTTGGAGCAAGTCGTTGTGTTGCCCACATACTTCTTATTGCAGAAATATCAACAGTGTATGATCCATCTAACGCTGGAAGTTTAAATCCTTCATTCCAATTAGCATTATCTCTTACGTTGGCTTTTATATTTTTTTCCATTGACTTAGATAATATAGTTGGAGTAAATCCTTCAACAAATGCAATGTTTTGTTCTGGATTATAAGCAAGTCCGGGAATTGCTGTACAATGTTCTAATTCAGCATTAGCATTGTTTAGAAATTCTCCTTGGTGTATTATTTCTAATGCGTCATTAGATATTACGTTTACATGAACTTTTACTGATGTGACTAAATTATTAATATCCCTAATAGGTTCAGGCGTCCATTTACTTGCAAATCCATTAACTGCTATAATTGGTGCCCTTGGATCGTTTGTTACATTAATTACCATCATTGTTAGAGTTGAGGAATAATATGGGCCAAATGTTGCAGTATAAAAACCAGGTGTCATATTGGTTGGCAAATCTAATTTTATGATGCCTGCTGAATTTGCAGTTTTATTAATAACTAGTGTGCCAGTATCATCATATATTAATACATCAGTTAATCCAGTAGTTTTTAATGTTAATGTTTCATTAGTTGCACCAACAATTATATTGTGTACTGATCCTTGTAATGTATCAGTATGTTGTACTTTAATATCATCTCCATCAGGTACAACAATCCATTCGTACGTTGGCCAGGCTGAACCAGATAATGTTATTACTGAACTATCTCCGTTTATACGACTACTTGCCCAACTTTTTAATCTATACCAAGCTCGCATTACTCCGGTGCTTAATCCATCATTTATAGATTGAGGCAAAGTTGTTATTGGAGAATAATATCTTCTAAAGTTAATTGGTCCAGGAACCTCTGCATCTATTTCATTAATTATATCAGTGAATTTTACACTATCTTGTAACGTGTAGTCAAACATAATATCTACAGGTTTATTTGGTGCAGTCGAGTTTGCTATTGTTGCAAAATTTGAACTATCAAATTTAAGTTTAAATCCTGATTCTTTATCTGTTTCACCTTTGCCATCTTTAAATTTAATTATAGTAGAATGTTGTACTGATGGAATAATACCAAATAATGTTTCCCATTGGTCTAACGGATTTTGATTCCTATCGTATATTCTCCATAATGGAATGTGTGTTTTAGATAATCTTGTTTGTGCTGGCATTACAGTAGCACCATGCACTGCATATTCAAAATATGCATTTGTTCCTTCTGATATATAAAATGATTGTTTATCTTTTAAAGTATTAAATTGATATCCAGTACATAAGTTAGTAACATTATCAAATCTAAAGTTTATAATTTTATTCTTGTATGCATCATCTTTTAACCATAGAACATTTATTGCAAATATTTTCTGTCCTTGGCTTAGTCTTGTTGCTTTTAAAGCAAGACTGGATATAGCAGTACGAGCTCTTTGATTAATAACAAATGTTTGTGTAATAAGAGTGTTAATTGCATTAATGTCTTCATCTCGTAATGCTTCGTATACTGCCTGATTGTTAGCAGGCGAAATAGTTCCAAGTAATACATCAACTAATACTTTTAGTATTGGCTGGCCAATTAATCCGTCAACAGTTGCGTCTGAATTATTATCAACTACTGCCCCCATTGTATGTTTCCATGAAGTTCCATGATTAAACATTTCTAAGGAGTTTTCAAATTCAACAATTGGTCTTAGTGCAATATCTCTTGCATCTACTACATCTCGTTGGTTGATATTTAAGAAGTTACAAATTTCATTAAGAGTATCTAAATGCATCCAGGAGTTTACCCTAGAAAATGCATTTCTACTTTCTGATGCTAGTTGTTGTACAACATAATGCTTTTCATTAATACCTTTGATATCTCCTTCCCATGCTATCTTATCCCATGTTATACCGGTCTGATCCCAAAGCGAGGCTAATTGATTGCTATAAACTGTTTGACTGTCTTGATGCGATCCTCCTAGTAATCTAATTCCTGACGGACTTCCGACTCCGTCTACTAGGAAAGTTCTTTCAAGATTAACTTGCCCTTGACGTGCATGTGTTGTTGCATTAACATAGAAATCTGGAATTGTAATACTAATAACATCTCCTGCGTTTGGAATATATCCATCTTTCCATTTAATACTTTCTGGTAGAAAGGTATAATCTGTATTAAATACTTTAAGTGTTCCATTTACATACACTCTAATTAATTGTTTATTATATCCATAATCTCCATCAACTTCAGCAGTTATATCTAATTGGTCAGTACCATCTGCAATATGAGTTTCTGATATGTCACCATTAACATCTTCTCGTCCAGTTACTTCCTTTTTAAACGATATTTTCATTCCATTCATTAAAGGCAGTGTTCTATTATTTGCTTGTAATGGAGTAGTATATGATTGCTTTCCAATTATATCATTATAAACATTAATAGGCGATGTAGTATCTGTTATTACTGATCCTGTTAAGTATACAACCGGAGTTATGTTAATCCATACATAGTTACTCCAGTTTATAAATTTATCTGGATTAATAGGAAAGTCGTTTACACTAACAGGAACAGCTGGTTCGTTATCATGTTTATTACTAAATCCTTGTGATAATGCAACATTATCAGATGTTAATGTATATGTATTATTGTCATCACGTCTAGTAATAATTCCTTCTTCTAATTGCCTTTTCTTATTATCTGCTGTTGGCAAGAAGTTTGGAACAGGTCGTATTAATGAAGTATCTTTTGATGCAGTTGATGCTCCACTCGGCCTACCAACATTGTAGTTAACGTTTTCGATAACGTTAGGCTGAAACATATCCTCAACAACTGCGGTAAAAACTTTTTTATTAATATCTGTTTTAAAGATTCCAGGCAATAAGTTTATTGCAAGAGGATCTACTTTACCAACATTTCTTTCGTTTGTATATGTATTATTTTCTGCAAGTTTGCCTTTGAACTTTTTTGGAGTTTTTGCCATTTAAATTAGATCCTCTTTGGTAACGGAACTTGATCCGTTGTAATAATTTCAATATCACTTGCAGTCGCACTACTAATAAATAATTCATCATCTTCACATTTAATCTGGAAGACGTCACTTATAGTTGTACCTGCTTGAACTGGTACCAATGCAACACTAGCAACTATACCTGAAAGTTGTTGATGTATCCACGATGCCATATCTGTAAAGTAAAAAGTTTCACCAAATTCCCAGTTGCTTACTGCAAAGTATTCATTGATTGATGCAATCACTCTACTTCTAACCTCTGCATTACTAACCTTTGTACCATCATTTTTTGTTACTCTAATTGTTACTTGGTCTTTAATGTTAGCATGATCTCCAAATATTACTTTATATTTAATTGGATGAAACACTATTGTATCACTTACACTTTTATAAGGTGAAATAGCTGACATAATTTCTTGTAACTCTACTGATGTTACTGCAATTGGTTTTGCGTTAGGATTTCCATTTGTTGACAACCAAACTCTAAAATTAGAATCGTATTCATTTGTTAATACAAACATATCAATGATGTTAGTAGTTGTAGCATCTACCCTGTTATCTCTCAACGGTACATGATTATACTGTATTGTTAATTCTTTACGACCAACTACAGTTTTCCCTACTGATGTAATGTCAGTATCTTTACGAGGAACTACTGTAAATTGCCCTATAGCATCATCAAATTCTTTTTCTAACAATATAATCTCTTGTGTAATATTATTAATATTAAAAAGCAATTTAAAAATTGCTGGATTTGTTGGAATTAACTCATCACTAAGTCCTGGCATGGTTACTATAACTCTCTTAGGATCATATCTACCGTCATCTAGTATAAAATATTCTGATACTTCGAGTTCTTGTTTTTTTGTAACTCCGGGATTAAACGCATCACTATTTGAAAGAATCTGTACAGTGTCTTTAATAATACGCCTAGTAGTTGTATCTAATGTCTGTCCAAATCTTTGATTATGGAACACCATTTGACTTTCACTTCCAAGTACTACGATATCTCGTCTTGTTGTCATTGTATATGTGTTACTAGTAGTACTATGTGTAAATCTTATTAACCAGCTTGTACCAGCTGTAGTTGCGTCATATACACCATTGTTAACTAGTATATCAGCGTTTACAATTCTCCAGTTATCTTCTATGTTATCATATCTTAAGCCAAAGTTTCGTTGTGCTTTTAGTTCAGTTAATATTTCAGATTTCTCTCCTTCAGTAAAAACAATACGAAGATTTGGAATCCAGTTTAATACATCCTGGCTAGAACTAATTCCAGATATAAATATGGATCCTTCACCATTTGCACGTCTACCAGTGTTAGCTCCGTCTGCTGATGCTAATCCAAATCCTTCTCTAAACACGTCTTGTATTTTATGATACGAACCATCTGCAAATCTAACTAAAGAGTTCTTCTTTAAAGTTCTTAAATTAGTTTCAACTGTACCTCTACCGATTCTTGCAGGAATTATATCTTTTGTAAAGTATCCGTGTGTTGAACCAATTGTTGTATCTATTGTTTTCCATTTTATCGGTGTTGCTGGAGTAATTGATGGAAACCTACGATAGTATAATTGATGCAATGGACGATATTGCATTCCATCTAATATCCATTTATATATTTTATTTGTGCCAATATCATCTTTAATTTTTATGTCAATAGTTGATTCTGTTGAATATAAAAATGCATCATCACCTAATGTAATTACAGGACGATATGTTGCAGTAGGATCAGCTAAATCTGCATACAAACTTTGCCCTGTATGTATTCTATTAACTGATTTAATTCTTGCGATACCAGACACTTTTCCTTGCGGATAACTATTATAATCATCCGCAGTAATCATTCTATTTTGGGCCGCGGCTGATCTACTTGCGTTATTTCTAATTTCACTAATAGATTCATTTTCTATTCCAGCCATGTTATTCTTAGGACTAACATCACATATTAGTTCCTGGCCACTTCCTAACGAATCAATGTAAGTTAATTTTAGTAATACACTATCATTATCAGTTTTACTAACAATAAAGGTTTCATTTGAACTAACTCTATACCAAATTCTTATATTTCCAATAGGCACATCGCCAAATGACCCGTTACCAAATTTAATTGATATTTGATCATTTGCTCTTGTAATAACTTCAAAGATAGATCTGTTATCTTTGTCAATATCATTAAACGTAACGTTACTTCCTACTACAGACGGCACTTGCGTCCATGCCTGTAATACCGTTCCTATATCATCAACTGTTTGTACCCATACGTCAGTATTGTTAATGTCATTAACATTAACATCAATTACTCTATTCTCAATTATATCTTTAATAACAATGTCAATAAACTGTAATTGTCCTTGTTTACAATTAACAAACCAACCATTTGAATCTCCTGAAAATCCAGTTCCATCATTATTGAACATAACACTTTTTGTATTAGTAGGAGAAGGAGGAGTTTCAATTAATGCTCCAGATTCAATTACAACTGGAATAATATCAAAGCCATATGAATTTCCATTCCTAGCAGATAAAGTAATATTATCTATTAAATTAGCATCATCAGATTGATCTAATTCATAAAGTTCTCTTACTAATGATCCTAACTGATAAGAGCTTATTGGACGCCCAACAGGATTGCTTTTATTAAATGCCTCATTTAATATTAGATTAAATTGCTCTCTAAAATCACTGTTTAATGGATCGGCCCAGATAATTTCTTGTCCAGCTAAATTTATTCCTCGACTGTCATATATTTCTTGTGTAGACGCAATGGTGTTAATTCTTAAAAATCCTTCAGCTTGTTTATTTCTGTGAGGTTTATATCCTAATTGTCTAGCAATTGATAATACGTTTTCTCTAACCTCTGCTGTTTCTAAGAAAGTTTCTCTTAAATTTAAATCTGTTCTAAATGCTAAATTTTGTCCTAGGAAGGAAATTAAATCTACTAGTGCAACATATTCACTGCTATTAATGAAATCATTAAAATCTTCACCATAGTTAACTTGGATATGGTTTAATAACGCTTCTCGTAACGACTCAAAATCATATGCTTTAAAATCCGCATTAACTAAATTTCTATATGTATTAAGCCAACTTTCTGCGGCGTTCAATTGACTAAGACGCTTGGTCTGGCTCATTCGAATTCTCCTCTTTCAAATACCAAAGGAAGTTCAATTCGTTCTTCTTCTGGTTTATAAATTAGTGTTACATCAACAGTAATAGAATGCTCTCCATCTATTGTTTTAACTTCAACAAACTCCCATCTGGGATCTTCTGAGATGATTCTTATAACATCTTGTTTAATTAATTCTCTAGTGTTATCATCTATTGGATCAAACAATAACTCCCAGATTATCGATCCATGGGCTGGTAGCATAACACGTTCGCCTAATCGAGTTCCAAATTGATTTAGCAAGTCTCGCTTTGCAAGGTCAAAGTTTGTTAGCACTGGTTTTGTAAAATTAGTGCCTATTGAACTGTATCCTTTAAATTCTGTTGTTAGTGTAGCCATAACTATATTTAGCCAGGACGATTAAGCTGGGTTATTATGATTATGCTCTTGTTGGTGTATTTGGCGGATTATTCTCTCCTGTATGTGGATTTCCGTGTTTAGTCTGCAATGAAGCAACCTGTGTTGTAGAAGATCCAGGAGGAGGATTACCTGTATTTAAGAAGTAGCTTCTTTCAAATTGAGCTTTTTGTAATGCATTAGGTGGTAGATATTTTGATTGTAATCTTTTACCTGTACTTGGACCATTACCTAAACCAGTTTTCCAATTTCCAGCTGGTTGACGCATTCTTTTCTTAGCAAAACTTCTACTATCTGAATTAACACCAGCAACCCTAAGATCGTCTGCTGTTTTTGCTGTACCTGTTACTTCTCCTGTCATTGCATATTTTGCTTCAGCATTACGTTGTCCTGCATTTGGTGTGTAAAAGGCATTTGCCCAAATAGTAGCTATATCTTTATGTTGTGGTTTCCCGTCACCACTATTTTTACCACTGTCAACTAATTTGTCAGCCATTTTATAAGCATTACTTGGATTTCCAAAAGATGCCATGCATAATGCATCAAACATTGTTTGCGTAATACAAACTGTAGCACTTCCAATACGCTTGACAAGACGCCGTCTTAACGGAGGTGTCATGTGCCTGTCAATAATCTGTCTACTTGCAATTCTTGCTTCTGGTTCACTAGGTCCATCAACTAATGCTTGTTTAATATTTGCGTCTAATTTACTTGCAGGATTCTGTGGACCCCATATATCAACCCTAGTCCCATAACCAACACTATAACCTTGAAAATCTGCGTACATTACACCTCTGTATGCTTCTCTACTTTTCATCATATTAAATGCCTTCTCGCTCATTACTACATTTTTTAAGTTAAGAGACGGTATACAAGTAACTGCATCTGCTGTAACAAGAATTCCTGTTTGCTGTGATACTAATTCGCCTTCTGCATTCTGTATTGGTTCTAATTTTTCGTAACTTGACGGAGCAGGAGTAACTGTAGGTGAACCAGGAATACTACGAAGTACTGCATCAGGGGAATCAGGTCCAATAGCACCGACTGGTAAAGTAATTTTTTCACCACCTTCAAACTTAGCATGCCCGGCCCAAGGTTCATGCTCTGGAACTCTTTGTGAAATACTCTCTCCTACTAATTCATTAACAATGTGATTATGTATTTCAGGTTTTGATGCTTTAGCCGCTACAGGTCCGTTCATGTCAATGCGTGTTGCAGTTTCTTTGTATATTGTTTTTACATTAACGTCCATAGAAGTATCAGATGTCTGGAATAAACCTTTAGTTGCTGTTACGTTATAACTTTCTCCTGTTTCAATCCTAGTATGTTCTTTTGATTTAACTGATATATCTTTTGTTGCTTCTGCATTTATATTTGCGCCTGCATGGAAATTAATATTTTCTTCTGCATGGAACGATATGTCTTTTTCACTATAGATATCTATATTACCTTCTTCATCTAATTCTATCCAAGCGTTACCTTTGGCATTCATAATATTAATGTAGCCAC